ACTCCTGGATCTGGTGGAGATGCATTGTTTATACAAAACAATGTTTTTTATATCTTTGCCACACAAGCAGGCCAAACGGTAACAAACCCAGAGTTGGCAACCCCAAGTACACCTTATGTGGTGACATTGAGCGGCACCAGTGTTGCTTCTTTTATAACTTCTGTCAGTGCTGCCAACGTGCCTTATGTGAGTGCCAGCGTAAACAGTGCTGGTAATATTGTGTTTACACACAGCCAAGGCGGAACAATATATTTACAAAACTTCACTGGTACCCCAGTTACCACTGCTGGATTTACTACCGCAACACCAAAAGTTCGTCAAGATCAAACAGCAGGCGTATTGTGCTTGAGTAACTGGGTCACAGCTGACTTGTTCTCATACACTGCAAGTGATGTTGCACCAGATCAGAATCCAGCTGATGGACGTTTGTGGTACTACAGTTCAGTTAGTGATGTGGACATCATGATTCAGGACAACGGCACATGGCAAGGTTATCAAAACGTCACAAACGACACCCGTGGATTTGATTTGAACTTGACCAATGCGTCTGGTCCTATTATTGCTGCCTCTGAACCACTGACACAAAATGATGCGGCTGAAAGTCCATTGCAATACGGCGATTTGTGGATTGACAGCAGTGATCTTGAAAACTACCCCTTGCTGTATCGTTGGGAGCAGGTTAGCGGCACAGATCAATGGGTTGCGGTTGACACCACAGACCAGACCACATCAAATGGTATTTTGTTTGCTGACGCACGTTGGGCACCCAATGGCACCACAGACCCTGTGGCAGATCCATTCCCCACAATTGAAAGTTTGTTGATCAGTGATTACTTGGACTTGGATGCACCTGATCCTGCACTGTACCCCCAAGGTATGTTGTTGTTCAACACACGCCGTTCAGGTTACAATGTCAAGAGTTTCCAAAGCAATTATTTTAACTCAACCACATTCCCTGATGACACATTGCCCGCAGAGAAAAATACCTGGCTCACAGCATCGGGCAACAGAGATGATGGCGCTATGTACGCTGGACGCTTGGCCCAACGCAAACTGATTGTGGCAGCAATGAAGTCAGGAATTGACACTAGCCTGCCTGCACGTGAAGAACAGAATCAATTCAATTTGGTTGCTGCACCTGCTTATCCTGAGCTGTTGGTCAACTTGGTTGCACTCAGCAACGAACGTGCCAACACATTGTTTGTTGTGGGCGATACTCCACTACGCTTGCCAAATACAGGCACTGCATTGGTAGAACATGCCACCAACAACAACGGTCTTGGTGTATCAACAGATGATGGATTGACCATTGGCAGTGCGTATGCTGCTGTGTTCTATCCCTCATGCCAGACCACAGACCTGTCAGGTAACACAGTTGTTGCACCTCCCACACACATGATGGTTCGCACCATATTGCGTAGTGATGCAGTGAGTTATCCATGGTTGGCACCTGCTGGTACACGTCGTGGTGTGGTAGACAATGCTGAAGCTATTGGTTATATCGATGCACAAACTGGCGAGTTCGTACAGTTGGCAGTGGGACAAAGTGTGCGTGACATATTGTATGAAAACAACATCAACCCAATTACTTTCATCCCAGGCATTGGTATCACCAACTTTGGTAACAAAACACGTCAAGGTGCAACCACAGCCCTGGATCGCATCAACGTGGCTAGACTGGTGGCATTCTTGCGTGGACGCTTGGAAGAAATTGGCAAACTGTACTTGTTTGAACCCAATGATCAAATCACACGCAACGAAATCACCAACACTATCAACAGTTTGATGATTGACTTGATTGCCAAACGTGCCATCTATGACTATTTGGTGGTTTGTGACTTGAGTAACAATACTCCTGCACGTATTGACCGCAACGAGTTGTGGGTCGACGTTGCTATTGAACCAGTCAAAGCAGTTGAATTTATCTACATTCCACTGCGTATCAAGAACACTGGTGAAATTTCAGGCGGCACAGCAGGGTGATGAAACAGGAGGCCTTTTACTGGGCCTCCATTTCAGGTAAATAAAACAACAGGAGATATAACAAATGGCAGTTTCATCATTACAGAGAATGACAGTACCCTTGGCCAGCGATCAAAGTTCGCCAACACAAGGTCTGTTGATGCCCAAACTCAAATATCGCTTTAGAGTGATGTTTGAAAACTTTGGTGTTAGTACACCAAGAACAGAATTGACCAAACAGGTGGTAAGTTTTGCTAGACCTAACTTGACGTTTGAAGAAATCTCAATTCCTATCTACAATTCAACATTGAAACTGGCTGGCAAACATGCTTGGGCACCTACTTCATGCGAAATTCGTGACGATGCATCAGGTGCTGTGAGCCGATTAGTTGGCGAACAATTACAGAAACAAATGGACTTCTTAGAAATGAGTAGTGCTGCATCTGGCATTGATTACAAGTTCACAACCAAGGTTGAAATTCTTGATGGTGGCAACGGTGCCAATACTCCTGTGGTTCTTGAGACCTGGGAATTGTACGGTTGCTATCTAAGTGGCGCTGACTACGGCGCATTAAACTACGGTGAGAATGCTCCAGTATCAATTACCATGAGCATTGTGTACGACAACGCCAACCAAACACCAGAAGGCACTGGAGTTGGTACAGAAATTGGTAGAACTTTAGGTGATGTGGTAACCGGCGCAGGTGTCTAAACATGGCATTTTTTGGACAAGACTTTCTTAAAGGGATAGATCCAAATTTTGGCGGAAACTTAAAAAGTGGGTTCCTAGGCAACAATATCTTGCGTGACTACCAACACGCAAGCCGTACATTTACTACCAACGCCTACGAACTCAAACCTCGGTATAAGTTCCTCTTCCATGTTAGTTTCACACTTAACTTGGCAGAGATCCCGTTTTTGCGAGGTGCGTTTGGCAATGATGATATAACCAATCTTAGCCTGGCAGTAAAGACCATCGACCTGCCAAAGTACAACATTGAAACAGAAACACTGAATCAATACAATCGCAAACGAATTATACAGAAAAAACTCAACTACGATCCAATCAATGTAACGCTACATGACACCAGTGGCGATTTAATTCGAAAGATGTGGTACTACTACATGAATTATTACTACAAAGATTCTTCACAGCGTTACTTAGATCCCAACAACACCAATGGCAGCAACGGCGCTGATGCACAGCGTCAGGCCGGCTTTGGCTACAATGCCAGAGACATCTATGCCAAAGAACGTGTGGGCAATGTCAATGACTGGGGATTCATTGGTGAAGCATTCAATGACGGATCCACTGCTGGTGCTGCTGGCGGCAAGCCTGCATTTTTTAGAGACATCAGAATCTATGGCATGGACCAACGCAAATTTGCTGAGTATGTGTTGATCAATCCATTGATCACCAGTTGGAGTCATGATCAATACAACTATGCTGAAGGTGGTGGCACCATGCAAAATTCAATGACCATTGCGTACGAAACTGTGAAATATTACTCAGGCGCAGTGGGACGAGCACAGTCGGGCGGCGATCCCAATGTGCAAGGTTTTGCCACAGATGCACACTACGACAAAGAACTCAGCCCTATTGCCAGACCGGGTTCCAACGCCACGGTGTTCGGACAAGGTGGATTGTTGGAAACCGGCGCTGGCATCATTGGCGACTTGCAAAGTGGCAGTGTGTTGGGTCTTATTGGTGCTGCACAAAAAGCCGCACGTCTTGACAAAACATTCAAAGGCAAAAATCTTGCTGCCATTGCCAAGAGTGAGGCTGTGTCGCTGGGCACACAAACATTAAAACAAGGCCTGCCTGCTGCCACACGAGCCGTGGCCAACAAAGCCGACGGCTGGATTTTCCCCACACAGACATTCAATAGAAACAACACAGGCCCCAATCAAAGTCAGGCTGAGACCAACAGATTATTAAATACAAGACGATGAGCACTGTAAATTATACCAATCCCAATGTAGATCTAACAGTTAGAGTATTTGATCAATTCTATTCTTACGATACAAATGTTCCTGCTGCCGAGTATGACATTGTGTACAGTTATTTTTTGACTGTGATGAGTACTCGTCAAGCCGCAGGCAACTTCACAGTGAGTTTGTTTAGAGTGGCAGAAACCACTGGCATCAACCCACTGACCTTGCTGGATGAGTTCAAAGGACAAAACGGCATCAATCTCAGTGCCAGCCTGGCCTATTATCTCAATGCCATTCGCAGTGCTGCCACGCTGCTGGGTGTGGGCGTTGCAGTAGTACCCAACTTTTATCAGGCCAGAAACGTGCTGCTATGAGTCGCTGGGCACAAGGCAATTATGTCATAATCAATCGTGAAAAATATGCGGGCAATGGCACACCTCGCTACAGATCAGGTTGGGAATTGAGTTTTATGAAGTTTTGCGACACTAATGATCATGTGTTGCAGTGGGCCAGCGAAAGCATTGCTATTCCCTATCGTCATCCCATAACAGGCAAGATGACACAGTATATCCCAGATTTTTTGATCACTTATCGCAACAGAGACAACACTGTGCGAGCAGAGTTGATCGAAATCAAACCCAAAAGTCAAAGCGTGATTGAATCAAAAATGAACAGCAGAGACCGGGCTGTGGTAGCAATCAACTACGCCAAATGGGATGCTGCTACCAAATGGGCCAGAAAAAACGGCCTGAGTTTTAGAGTTATCACCGAGAACGATATGTTTCACAACGGTCGTGCTTGATCACTAAATAGGGCATGACCCGCAAACTCGAAGAACTTTTTGAATTACCCACATCCCAAGACGCACCTGCCGATGCCGCCCCTGTGGAAGATCTGCGTAGCCAACTACAAATCCTAGACGACAACATAGACAAAATTGATCAAGCCTTGCCTGGTGTGCGCGGATTAGACGCCAATGACGAAGAAATGGACGGCTTGGCTGACTTGGCCAAAAGCAGTTACAACGATCTAATGGACCTGGGCATGCAAGTTGACAGCAGATTTGCTAGCGAAATCTTTGGTGTGGCCAGCAACATGTTGGGACATGCTATCACAGCAAAAACAGCCAAAATGGACAAAAAGCTCAAGATGATTGACTTGCAGTTGAAGAAAATGCGACTGGATCAACAACAAGCAGTGATAGATGCCAAAGCAGCGGAAGGCAGCGGAGAAGCCATGCAAACAGCACAAGGCATGGTGTTGAGTCGCAATGATCTCTTAGAACGATTGCTCAGCAAAGATCAAAAAGATAAAAAAGAATAAATATGTTACAGGAACCTGATATGAAAAATTTTGCCCATTACCTCGCCGAAAGCGAACGTACATACAACTATCGTATCAAAATGCTGGGCAAACCGCCTGGTGATTTGGTGTCACAGTTGAAGAAAAAGTTGGATCAATTTGATCCTGTAAAGATGAGTGATCCTAAAACCACTCCTATACAGATCGTGCCCACTGACTTCCCTAACAACAAAAACGATTCAGTAACAATGTTTGATGTGAGCTTCCGGTATCCAGCCATTGAGCCACAGATCAAACAACTAGCACAGTTGCTGGGATTAGATCCCAATCATGTGATCATGCAGACCACACCATACGTGGATGGCCTGGTGGATGAATATGAACGAGTCGATGCTGAAAACAAAGACTTGCTGGGCGACACAGACTATCCTGCTCCTGACGCAGAACAACGTGCATTGAAGAAAGACTATGCCACTGGTCCTTATGACCATGCTGTGTTGAAAAATGCATACCGCACTAATTTCACCGTGGCTGGGGGCAAGACACCCGCTGCCAAAACCACAAATGATATTCCAACGGGCAACAAGAGCCCAATGACCAAGATCAATCGCCCACCCAAGCCAGCCACTGGCGCCAACCCAAGAGGATAATACAATGAGTTTCTTTTACGATTTAAACAAAAAACTAGACAGCATCCGTGCTACCCCCGAAGTCACACACCAGCAGTTGAACGAGCGTGACATGAGCCGTGCTGCCAAAGGCTATGAAAAGTACGGCAAACAAGGCATGGAGGCCCTGGCCAAGGCTGGACGTGAAGGCAAGGCTCTTGACCCTGTTAGAAAAAAATACGACAAGTATGACAACAAGTCAGTAGACGAAGATCGAGTAGGACCAACCGACGCCGGTCCCACGTTATCTAGCCCAGACAGTGCCAACTACAAGACTCCAAATATTGACAATTGGCAAGAGAAACGCAAATCAATTGACAAAGAGATGGGTGATTACTACTCTGTAAATCGCTGGCCTGGTGCACTTTCAGGGGCGTTAAATAAAGATGCCGCAGGACAACTAAAATATGTTGACCGCACAGCACCAGGTGTGATCAACAAAATCAAAAACAAACTGGGCTATGACATGCCTGATCCAGAATATGGTCCTAGACCAGATGAAACACAACGACTGGCCAAACGCTATCCTGCTCCAACAAAAGAAAGTGCTGGTCCGGCAGCAGCGGCTCCAGTTAATATTACAGACGAAGGCCTTGCTGGAGCAGGTAAAAAAATCTATGATCTTGGCAAACGAGCTGCCAGTGGTATCAACAAAATGATTGGACATGGATCAGATGAAGAAATGTTGAAGCAGTTGGGCAAAGACGCGGGTGTTGTACATCCCACTGGTAGTAAACGGCCAACGCCCCCAGGGCAGTCCAGTGGCGACACGCCAAGAGATATCTTTTTAAAAGGTGAGACAGGTAGTGAAAGAGCTGTACGTTTAGGTGATCCTCGCGTAAAAAATACAAATGACGACGCTGTGAAAGAAGCCGGCAAGAAACTTAACTTTGCCGACAAAATTGCCAATGCAAAAAAAGAAGTTGATGAAATGTTAGGCGATGTAGCTGCTGAAGCCATGCGCAGTGCATTGAGTCCCAAGCAAAAGAAAATTGACATGAACAAAAATGGCAAACTAGATGCCAACGATTTTGCCATGTTGCGCAAAGGTGCCAAGCCTGAAATGGACGAAGAACGTTCCAAAGGCACTGCATTTGACATGAGCACAAAAAGAGTTGATAAGCCTAAAGTTGGCAGCACTGAACGTGGTGCCAAGCACGACATCAAGCACAGCACATCAGATCCAAGATATACAGGCCGTACTGTAACACGCCGCACTGATGCACAAGGCATTAGTGTTGGTGCTGATGATGATTCAGACACACAAGCAGGACCACGTGGACGTGGACGTCCCAAGGGCACCAAAGGCGCCATTGGTGCCAAAGGACCGTCAGGCAAGTCAAAGTTGATGACCAAAGAAGGCGAAGTAGACATTCGTGATCAAGGCGAATACGATCAAGAAGGCGACATGGCCAAAGACGACATCAAGACCATTGTGCGTCATGCACAAGCCTTGCACAAAGTTCTAGGCGATGACGACAACTTGCCAGAATGGGTACAATCAAAACTGGCCAAGATTGAAGGCATGATGATCTCCATTGATGAATACATGCAGAATCAACAAGATGATGACGAGGAACCCATTGCTGAAAAAGCTGTAAGCAAGAAACAACAACGTTTCATGGGCATGGTTCATTCAGCACAAAAAGGCGAAAAGCCTGCCAGCCGGGCCGTGAGCAAAGTGGCCAACACCATGAAGAAGTCTGACGCTGAAGACTTTGCCAAGACCAAGCACAAAGGCCTGCCAGAAAAGAAAAAGAAAGAAGTTGATGAGACCTCCGAAGACGGCAGATTGACTACCACACGAACTGGCCCCGGGCAAACTTCAACCAGTTCTAGTACAGGTAGAATCAGTGCCACACTTGACAAAGGTAAAGTAAGTGTCAAACCAGCCAAGTCTGGTGGCATGAGTTTTGGCAAAGGCATTTACGATTCAATGAATCACGAACTGGAACAAATGATTGCTGAGTCAATGAGCATCAACATGAGCGACTCAACTGAAGGTGGCAAAAGTTTGACTATCACAGCCACAGACGAAGATGCATTGAAACTGGGCATGCTGTTGAAAAATGCTGGACTAGGCGGCGGAGATCAACACGGCGGCGACATGCACTCACATGGTGAAGAAGCATGTGACACATGCGGCATGCAAGATTGTGGCTGCGGCGACGTACAGGAAGCAGTGGATGACAATGCTCCTGACTATCCTACCAACACCGAACAGGCTGACAACAACTTTGGCTATGCAGGCGGCTTGAACAAGCCCAAAGCAGATGTCGCCGGCAATGGACAATCCACTGTGCCTGTTGTGGCTACTCGACCACACAATGATGATGACCTGCGTAGAATGATGGAAATGGCCGGCATCAGAACTGAAGACAACATTGACCTAGGACCTGCGTCTCCCGAAGTTGCTCGTATGTCAAAAGACGAAGTCAATGCTGCATTAAGATCAGGTATGAATTCTAAAGTTGATTTAGGACCAACATCTCCTGACATTGCTTCTATGTCAAACGACGAAGTCAATGCTGCATTAACACTGGGGCTGAGTCCTGACATCTCTGGCATGGATCCTGATTCAGTCAATGCTGAATTTGGCAAAGATGATCGCCAGTACGAAGACAGCATGCAACGCATGAGAGAAATGGCCGGTATCCGAGAAGCCAAAAAACAAGTTGATCAAAACAACGATGGCAAGAACGATTTTGAAGATATAAAAATTGCTCGTATGAAAGCCAGCGGAGCCATTGACGACAAAGAAGAAAAGAAAGTTGATGAAAGCATTTTTGCTCTCACCAACCAATGGAAAGCATACAAGGGTAAATCATGATGAGACCTTACAGTGAAGTAGCAGCAGAACTTGCTCAACGCAAGGCCAACGAATACACACCGCCGATGATGCCTACAGTAAAACAAACACCTGTGGAAATTCCAGGTGTTATGTATCAAGCACGAGAACTATTTCAACCCATAGTCTCCAAACCCGAAGGTGACCGATAATGGCTACTGTAGTACAAGTTGTAAATGCAATTGGCAACGTAGCATGGACCACAGACAAAGTGGAATTTGCCACGTCACTGAGCAATGTGACATTTCAAGTCAGCGCCGTGCAGTTGACCTATAAACAAACCAATGGTAATACAGCCAATGCCACAATGACCACTCCTGTGGGCAACTTGTATGCCAATGCTATCAGTGTTCCAGGCAATACAGTAACACAATACTATGTGGGTACAGGCAACTATTTGAACATTCTCACAGGTGCAGGCGGCTTTACTGCCACTGCCTTGGGAACCACAACCAGCGCCACAGCAGCCAGCAATGGTATAGCCACCCCAGCCACATAACATGAGAGCCACGGAGTTTGTTACTGAGCGTGACGGTAAAATAGGTAAACGTCGTCAGGCAGCCACGGTGGGTCTAACCATATTTGGCGATGGTGAACGTTCCAACAGTGACTACACTCTAAATCGCGTGATGATGGCAGCAGCCATGGCTGACGGATCGGGCGCTGCATTGGACATGGATGAAAAAAGCTGGATAGGAAAAAAACGTGGGGCCTATCCATACACTAGAATTGAACACGAAATGCTAAAGCAGGCATTCCGAGCTGCTGGGGCTGAGTACACTGATCTAAATTCAGGTGATCTTGACAGCGAAGAATTAGAGTCTACCTACACTCAAAGCCCTGTCACAGCGTTCAAAGGCTATCCCCGATGAGAGCACGTGAGTTCATCACTGAAGAAACAACACTACCTCCTGAGCAAGCAGATCCCATGAATCATGTGTTTACATTGCCTGGCGTAAGCTCTAGCGATCCGTATCAAATATATCGACTGGGTGTGGCCATAGCCCGTGCTAGAAGTGATGCAGGAACAGATGGCATCACTGAAAAGTTACCTGCCTGGTCAGCACAAGCAGCATTTGGTGAAGATGCAGTGATTGTTGGATTCAATGCCAATGTTGCTCCAGCTATTGATCACGCATTGAAAATGGCCGGCTTGCCTGCTAAAAAAGTACAAATCAGCTCGCCAAACAGCCTGGAACCTGCGTCTGTAATGAAACAGAGTCCTGTGAAACCATTTGCTGGATACCCTAGATAATGGCCAACCCACCACCATACGACAACATCACAGGCATCAGCCGTGCTGTGATGAAAGACAATGCACAAGTGACATTGGCCAACTACAATGGCAATGCCAGACCCGGTGAGCTAGTGGTTGATCAAGCCACTGATCAGGTGTTTATTGGCAACAGCTTGGGTGCGTTGACACAGATTGCTGCCGGTATCGGCAACGGCGGCAGTTCAGGACTTCCTGCAGGATTTTATCAATTGGCCTACAATCCCACTACAGGTGAAATTGTTTACTACACTTAATATTAATATGAAAAAATTTATCCTACTCTTGCTGATCGTGCCAGTATTGGCCATTGCACAACCCAAACAAAAACCCGGTGTGACATATGACGCACAAATCACTCGTGTGATCGACGGCGACACAGTGGCATTCCATGCACCGTTCTTGCCAGACCCGCTGAAAAAAGAACTCAGCATTAGAGTGTACGGGGTGGACACTCCTGAAAAAGGACATCGTGCTGCCTGTGCCAGTGAAGCACAGCGTGGCGAAGCAGCCTCAGCATTCACCAAACAAGCCGTTGCACAAGCCACACAGCGTCAAATTGTGATCATGGACTGGGACAAGTATGGCGGCCGTGTGTTGGGCGATGTCATACTCAACGGCCAAAGCCTGCGTGGCATGTTGATTGTGAATGGCTATGCCAGAGAATACTACGGCGAAGCCAAAACAAGTTGGTGTCAATAATCCTGCCGTAAATACGGTATGAGCAACTTCTACTGTGCAGCCCCCTGGCGTGGCCTGCATATCAATCCTCGAGGTGATGTCAAAACATGCTGTGCTGGCAACCCCAACATGCTGGGCAACCTCAATTCACAGTCAATACAACAAGTACTCAACAGTGATCTAATGACTGAAATACGCACCAGTCTAGCACAAGGACAGGCGCATGACTACTGCTCAAACTGTGTGCGAGCCGAACGCTTTGGCGCAGATTCAGAACGGCAATGGC